CCCAAGAAAGCAGCCGACGAGCTATTGCGCGGCTGGCACTTCGAGCCGGCGCGATTTGAAATGGACGAGGAAGAGAAGCAGGCCATGCAGAGCCAGCAGCCTATCATTCCTCAGATCGAGGTTGCCAAGATCAATGCCGAGTCGCGTGAGCGCATCGAGCAGAGTCGCATGCAGTCCACCGAGCGCAAGATTGCCGCCGACATGGATCGGGACGAGGTATATCAGGAAGAGCTGCGCGCCCGCACCGAAAGCCAGTTGCAGTTGCAGTTGCAGGAACTGGCATTGAGGCGCGAGCTGGCCATGATGGAATATGCGAACAAGAACGAATTGAAGCTGGCAGAGGTGAAGGCACAGCTTGCAGAAACGGCAATGAAGCTGAATACCACCAAGGAGCTTGTCGGCATGAAGGCAAACGCCGACCAGCTTCCCAAGCCTCCGGTTGAGCCGCCTGGCCGCGCTCCCGCAGGCGAGAGCTTTACGCAATGAGCAGCGCAGAGAGGGCTGTTCATCTGGAGCTGAACAAGACCGAAGCTGAATCGGCCTTGTGGAAGAAAATTAGTGCGCATTACGAGCAAAGGCTTGATATTCTGCGCCGAAAGAATGACAACGCATTGACGCCGGAAGAAACGGCGGCATTGCGCGGCAGGATTGCCGAAGTCAAAAAGCTGCTGGCGTCAGCCGGCAAATAAGGGATGCGACCGAGAGGCCGGATCCAAGGAGTGAGGAATGAGCGAAAGGGAAGATCGGAAGGAAGAAATGGCAGAAGGCGAAGCCTTGGAATCTGTATCCGCAGAGGAAGAGGCGGCATTTCTCGCTGAAATGGCTGATGAATCCACCGATGGCGACGCTGCGGCGCCGGCACCGGAAGATGAGGCACGGCCAGATGATGACGGGGAAGAGCCGGAAGAAGATTCCGGAGAGGAAGATTCCGGAGAGGAAGAAGCCGAACCGGAACGCCACGAGGTGATCGCAGGCTATACCGAGGAAGAAATCAGGGCCAAGTTCGAGCAGTTGGACAAGCTGCAGAAAGCTCTGGATACGACCAATGGTACGCTTGGAAGCCGCCTCGCAAATCAGGAAAAGCTGATCCAGTCCTTGCAGGAGCAGCGCAGCGGCCAGCGGCTTGTGGGTACGCTGCATCCGCGTGTGATTGCACGGCTGGAAGAGGAATTTCCTGAACTCGCCGAGCTATTGAAGCCCGACGATGAAACCGACGAGCTTATTCAGGGGCTTGAAGCCCAGGCAGTGACCGATCCTGAACTGATTGACAAGAAGGTTGAAGAGCGCATCAGCGAATTCATCCGGAAGCAAGAAGAGAAGGAGCATCAACGGGAGCTGCGTACTCTGACGAAGAGACATCCTGACTGGCAGGACATCGCGACCTATTCGGTCACAGACAATGGCATCATCATGTGGAAAGACCCGGCATTCGGTCAGTTTGTCGCTGGCCTTTCCAGTGAAGAGCAGGACGCCCTTATCAATGGATGGGACGCCGAGTTTGTCTCTGACGTGATTAGCGCATTCAAGTCCTCACAGAAACAGGAACAATCAAAACCAAAAAAGAAACGGCCATCGCTTGATGCCGCCGTTCGACCACGCGGAGTATCGGGGAGCAAGATGCTTTCCGACGAGGAAGAGGAAGAAGCGGCATTCAGGAAAGAGATGGCCTCGCTATAAAGGAGAAAGAAAATGGCTATCCATAGCTTTTCACTGACGCCGCAGCGCGTCGGCATTATCAAGGGCCGCATCCTCAAGCATGCCATGCCCAAGATCGTGCTTGGTACTGTTGGCGTAAACGACGACTTCAAGCCGAATCAGGGTGATACGGTGAAGTATCGTCGCTTCCTGCCGAAGGGTGCGACCGCCGCGCAGCCGAACCGGTTTTTTCAGGACGGCCCCGGTGATCGCGCAAACGCCTACGCGCAGGCCCATCTGACCGCAGAGGGTGTCACCTCGAACGCGGAAACCATCGAAGTGCAGGACATTACGGCAACGCTGAACCAGTACAATGTACTGTACGGCTACACCGACCGCATGTTCGATCTGTACGAAGATGACATCCCCAAGGCCATGACGCAGCTTACCGGCGAGCGTACCGGCCTGGTGCATGAGATGGTGCTGTTTGGTGTCCTCAAGGGCTGCACCAACAAGTTCTACGGCGGCACCGGCACGTCCCGCGCCACCGTGAACGGCACCATCAGCCTTGTCGGGCTGCGCAAGATTGCCCGCTCGCTGTGTGCGAACCACGCAACGACCGTGAGCAAGATGGTCAAGCGCATTCCGGCATCCGGGTTGTATGGCACGGCTCCGGTCGAAGCATCGTTCCCGGTGTTTATCTCCACCGATCTGCATCCGGACGTTCGCGACCTGCCGGGCTTCATCCATGTTTCGGAGTATGGCGACCCGAATCGCGCCGTTCCGGGCGAGTTCGGTTCGTGCGAGGAATTCCGCTTCATTTCCTCGCCTGAGCTGGTTCCGATTCAGGATGCAGGCGCCGCAGTCGCTGGCACTGTCCCGCCGCTGCTGTCCACGAGCGGCACCTATGCCGATGTGTATCAGGTGATTGTGGGATCGCAGGATGCGTGGGGGCATATCGGCGTCAATATCAATGGCAAGGACATTACCGCCATGACGCCGGGCCAGAAGGACAAGGCAGATCCGCAGGGTCAGCGTGGGTATGTCGGCACGAAGTTCTACTACAATGCCGTCATCCTCAACAACCTGCAGATGGCTGTCTATGAAGTCGGCACCAACGCGCTGACGAACTAAGGATAAGGGGAGGGCTTGACGGCCCTCCCTGATTCCAATTCGAGATCAAGGAGAGAAACATGCAGAACCTAACTCGCAGACTGGCGCAGTTGTCCGACAAGTCCGAAGCCTACCAGTTGCTGATGGTGCTGACCGATGTGTACGAGCGATTTCGCTCCGTATGCTTCGACTCGGCTGGCCTGGCAATCACTGGCGCTGGCGCAACGACTGTCTCGACTGGCGCATCGGCGACCCATCTGGTGACGCAGGGCGTGTTGCAGAGTATCGCAGCAGGAACCGTGCTTCCGGCTCTGTCGGGAACCGTCACCAATGGTGCCTTTAATGTGTTCGTGTTTTCGGTTGATAAGGCTGGCACGGTGCATACGGATATGGGGACGGAGGGGGCAACGCTGAACGCTGTTCGCTTCCCGAACATTCCCGCTACCCGCACTATCATCGGCTATGTCGTTATCAACCCGACCGGAACCGGCAATTTCGTGGGCGGTACGACCGCGCTCGATGACGCCGTGGTTGTACCGAACGCAGCCTATGTCAACACGACCGGTGCATTCGACGTGAATGCCGTGGTTGTCTAAAAAAATCAAGGAGCAATGACAATGGACAAGAGCAATATCGCAGGTATCACGCTGAACCTCGCAGATGCGGGACTGAGTGCTGGCACGACCAACACCTATTCGACCGCAAATGCGACCGTTTGTGCTATCCGGGGGAAGTTTGCAACTTCCCTGGCCGCACAAACCAACGCCGCAACCCCGACCACCGATGCCACGACCGGTGCCGCTTTCAAGGCAGTGTCGGCCAATCAGGGCACGGTGCTGGTGTTCGGTGTCAACTCTGCCGGAGCAATCCAGCTTGCGCAGGGAAGCATTGTGGATACGGAGGCTGGCAGCGGCGCTACCGCTGGCAACTTCGTCACCGCACCGCAGTTCCCGGCACTTCCGGCTGACTTCTGCCCCATCGGTTATGTGCTGGTTCGGGTCGCCCCTTCGGGCGGATCCTTCACCGCCGGCACGACCTCATGGGCAGCAACCGGCATCAGCTCCACGTTTGTCAACGTGGCAGCCCTGCCGGATCGCCCGCAGGTGGCATAAGGGATTGGCGGGGGTGAAAGCCCCCGCCTCTACCTTTGATTCAAAACAAAAAGGAGGCCATACATGGCAAACACAGAGGAAAAAGCACGCGCACCTAGGCGGCGCCGTCGCGCCGCAATCCGCACGGAGGACGTTGGTGCAGGCGATTCCAAGGACATTGACATCAGCAGCCATGTTGCAGAGGAAGATATTGACCGACCTGACCTGGCGGCTGTATCAGATGCAGACATGGACGAGCCGCATGTTCAGGAGTACCTGAAAGACCTTCGATTCATGGAGGACATTCTGACCATCGTTATCGGTGATACCACCGATCCGAACGCGGAGAATCCCGTTCCTTGCGGAGTGAACGGCGAGCGCAAACTGTTGTATCGTGGTCAGGAATACAAGATCGCCAGAAAGTTTGTGGACTCGCTTATCAAGCGCGAGGACGCAATCAAGACGCAGCAGTATCTTGATCCCGATGGGTGCGTGCAGACCAAGGTTATCACCACCCCGAGGCTCAAGTATCCGATCAGCGTGCTGCACGATCCGGCTGGCGAGACTGGCCGGCGCTGGTTTGAATATCAGTGCAAGAACGCATGGTAAGGTGACGAAGCATGGATTTCATTTCACTTGTCAAGACGCTGAGGCGCGAGGTTGGCGCAACAGGAGTTGACACAACCGTTGCGAATCCAGTCGCTGACAGCGAGTGGGACAGGCTTATCCACTGGGTCGCAGACTCGTGGAATGAAATCCAGCTTCTCCATGCGAACCGCTGGAAGTGGATGCGAAAGACAATGACGTTCGCCAGCACCACCGCTGGCAAGGGGGCATATACCAAAGCCGAGCTTGGCCTGACAGATCATGCCGAATGGCTGCGCAAGACGTTCAGGGCATACCTGACTTCAATCGGAACATCGAACGAGCAGTACCTGGCATACATGCCGTATGACGCCTTCCGCAACGCATATCTCTATGCAACGGCGCGAGACAATCAGGGGCGACCGGCAATCGTTTCCATTGACCCGTCGGACGGCATTATTCTCTGGCCGGCTCCAAGCGACGCATACACCATCGTAGCCGATTACAGGGCGACACCATCGGCATTGGTGAATGACACCGATACACCGGAAATGCCCGAGCGGTTTCACATGCTGATTGTGTATGAGGCCATGAAGAAGTATGCCATATTCAAGGCCGCCTCCGAGGTTTATCAGCGCGGAGAGATCGAGGCGAGGCGCATCATGGCCGCATTGAAGATTGACCAGCTTGAACCCATCCGGCGCGGAGGGTCGCTGATATGAGAATCAATCAGGTTCGCATGCCAAGGGTCGAGTTCGACACCATTGGCTTTGCGGGCGGTTGGGATCAGTCAACACCCATTCTGGCACTGAAAGATGGATATGTGCGCGACGCCTCCAATTTCGAGGTCGCAGAAACCATTGGCTATCGGCGCATTGCAGGATATGAAAGGTTTGACGGCAGACCCAGGCCATCAGATGCAACCTATTCGCGCATCTATGTCACATCCTTTGTCAATACGCCCACAGTCGGCGATACAATCACCGGATCCGTGTCGGGCGCGACCGGCGTTGTTATTGGCGTCGGCCCTGACTATATGGCCTATACAAAGGCGACGGGCGTTTTCGACGTTGGCAATGACGTTATCATGGTTGGAGCAACCACCATCGGGACTTCAACAACGCCAACCGGCGGGATTTCTGCAAAGCTGTCTGCAATTTATACAGCGGCAGCAGCCGACGAATACCGCAAGGACATTACCGCCGTCCCAGGTTCGGGACCGGTGATCGGGTGCTTTCTGTATAACGATATTGTCTATGCGTTTCGGGCAAACGCCACCAACACCGCAGTTGATATATGGAAATCGTCGGCGAGCGGGTGGGTGAATGTTCCGCTATACATGGAAGTCGGATTCAACACCGGATCCGTGGCCGCACCAGCGGATGGCGCAACCCTTGTGCAAGGTGGCGTCAGCGCAACAATCAAGCGCGTTGTGCGCGAATCAGGTGCGTGGACTGGTGATGCCGCCGGCAGGTTCATCATCACAACCCCGACGGGCGGCAGCTTTACCACAGGCACCGCGGTGATTGGAAGCACGACTGTCAACCTGACCGGAACGGAAACACAGATCACCATTGCCCCTTCAACATCTGCCAAGCTGGAAGTTGATTTCGGCAACTTTTTCGGCGGCAGTACGACCTACCGCGTGTATGGGTGCGATGGCGTCAATCGCATGTTCGAGTTCGATGGCGATGTGTATGTCCCGATTGAGACGAAGGCAACGCCAGATGCCCCGAAGCACATCGAGATTCATGCTGGATACCTGATGTGTTCGATTGGATCGTCGCTGCTATTCTCGGCACCTGGCGACCCATACGATTTTTCGGCCCTTTCTGGCGCCGGCGAGATTGGCACAGGGCATGACATTACCGGACTGAAAACACTATCCGGCGACCAAAGCACTGCGGCCATGCTCGTCACGTCGAACTGGATCAATGGCACGTCCATTCTGTATGGCACTGGTGCCAGCACGTTCCAGCTAAAGACGTTCGACGGAGGCGGCGGGGCCATTGACTACACCGTACAGAAGCTCGATGACACCTATATGTTCGACAGCCGTGGCGTGGCCGGCCTTACGGCGACGCTGAACTACGGCAACTTTGTCCCATCCACGCTGACCAAGAACATCAATCAGTTTGTGGAATCCAAGCACAACCTTGTTTCATGTTCGACCGTCGAAAGGCGCAAGGGACAATACCGCATCTTCTTCACCGACAAGACAGCATTGTATGTGACCATCATCAATGGACAGTTTCGCGGGTGCATGCCGATCCTGTTCGACCATCATGTGCATAATGTTTTCGAGGGCAATTACAATGACGGAACTGATGCCTCGTTCATGTGTACGACTGATGGGTATGTCATGCAGATGGAAAAGGGAACGTCCTTCGACGGTAATATCATCAGCGCACACATCACCCCGAAATACAGCTCCAGCAGATCGCACCGCATCCTGAAAGACTATATGCGTTGCTCTTTGGAAATTTTCGGCGGCAGTTATGTGGCTGTATCGTTCGGATACAGCCTTGGGTACAAGACGATTCACATTTCACAGCCCGGAGAAAGGGAATACGAGGCCGAGATCAATGCAATGCAGTGGGACAACTTCACATGGGACGCCTTCACATGGGATGGAGGTAGCGAAGAGCCTATCGAGTGTGAAATGACAGGGACGGCTGAAAATGTGAAGATGACGTTCAGGGCAAGCTCGAACTATATGCGGGAGTTCACATTGAACTCGGCAACGATCCACTATATCAAGCGCAGGGCTATGAGGTAGAACCATGGGAATCCTTACAACGACGGCAAACGCAGTCAAAGCAATCAATCAACAAATCAAGCCCATTGTAAATCAGGCTATCCAGCAAGCTGCAGCGCAGCCGGCGCAGCCGACACAGACAACGCAGCCGGCAACGCAGGCGTATCAGCAGCAACAGCAGGCCATCGCGTCCAATCTGGCCACGGCGCAACCTGCATTGCTTGCGGCTCCACAACAGGGGGTGGCGGCCAATGCTGGCACCGGCAATATGATCCAGCAGGATCAGCAGCTCGGCACAGTGGAGGGCAGAACCGCCAGCATCATTGATAAAAATTCTCCGCTTATGCAGCGGGCGGCGGCGAAGGCCATCGAGCAAGCGAACGCACGCGGGCTTCGCAATTCATCCATGGCAATCGGTTCCGCGCAGAACGCAGTCATTGAGGCGGCTGCACCAATTGCAGCACAGGATGCCCGCAGCTTTACCGACATCCAGCGTGCGAACCAGAACGCTGCCAATTCCTTCGCGCAGTTCAACGCATCCAATCAGCAGCAGGCAAACCTGTTCAACGCTGGCGAAGCGAACAGGGTCAACATCGAACAGGCGAAGATTGAGCAGCAGACCAATCTGGCGAACATGCAGCAGCAGAACCAGCTTGTGTTCAACCAGCTTGACCAGGCGAACAAGGAACGTATTGCCAATATCGAGGCGGCTTACAAGAACGAAATGCAGTCGAACGTGACGGCAAGCTCACTGTTCCACGATGCCATAAACTCGCTTGCCCTGATCCAGAAGGATACGACAATGAATGCGGCAACAAAGCAGCAGAACATCAATCAGGTGCTGGCGATGCTCAGGAACGGTCTTGATGTATCCGGCAGCATTGCGAACCTGAACCTTGGTGCCGTCTTGGACTTTAGTGGTGTGGCATGAACATTGAGCGCACCTATGATGCCGAGTTCATTACCCGCTGCATGACGGTGGACTGGGTATGGGACATGATGACTGATGACGGATGTGGTTCGCGTGAGCTGTTCTTTCCGCCGATCCATGACGGCATTATCTGGCTCAGGGCAGAGGATTGTGGTGTATTCATGCTGCACCCCCATAACCATGTGACATGGGAGGTTCATACATGCCTTCCGTTCGCAGGGAAGAGGACGCTGGAGGCTGCGATTGCAGGGCGCACATGGATGTTCGAGAACACCCCTTGTATGCGAATCATAACCAACGTCCCGACATTCAATCGCGCAGCTTTGGCGTTTGCGAAACGCGCCGGAATGAAGGAATATGGCGTCAATGAGAAATCATTTTTGAAAAACGGTGTGCTATACGATCAGATTCTTCTTGGCATATCGAAGGAGGCAGCATGCCAGCAGTCCCAGTAATAGCAGGCGTCGCCAGTATCGCCGGCGGTGTCAGCGCCGGATTCAGCCTTGCGGCTGGCTTCACC